TGCTGCCGTGATAGTGGCCCGGACCTGCTTTAACAGCTTTTCCAGCCGCGCCGCCCGTCGTGATATGCTGCCGATGCCCGTCGGGTCCACACGCGCAAGCTGCGCCACGATATCGCCCTCAAGCGTTTTCAGGAACCGCGATGCGTCACGCGCCTGACCCGCCGCCAGCCTTTGCAGGTCCAGCGCGCGGGTCGTCATGCGGTCAAGGATTTTATCGTTTGCGCTTGTCATTGGTGTTACTCACTTGCCAACAGGTCATCTGCTGTGTGACCTGCTCGCATACTAATGCGCACGCCGCTTTCGATTCCACAAGCCAAGGCTTGCAATCCAATACTGCGCCGCCATGTCGCGCTATAGCCTTCCCTGTTTGGGGTGAATGGTGCGCCACTGTAAAACCCAAAGACTAGTTTGTTTTCATGGGCCGACTTGAGGGCGTCAACTTCTGAAACTGTGTATGCTCGTTTACTCATGGTCATTCTCCCTTTGGTTCCGTCCGACCCTACGCCGCACGCCGCGGTTTAGCAAGCGCGCATGAGCTATTCAGTATATCCGAGGACGCCAGTCACTGCACCAACAACAGAGTCCGCCGTCGTGTCACCGTTCGCAACGCCCAGCGTCATTGCATACGCCAGCCCTAGGCTAAAGCTCAGCCCGTTTGGCAGCGTGAACGGACTTGGGTTGTTGGGGGACATAGTTATGGTCAAGACCGGCGTGTCACTGCCGACCGTTGGCGCTGACGCTTTGTCGTACAGCTTGAAATACCGCAGCGTTGCAACGCCGTTCACAAGGCTAATCGTGCGCAATTTTGTCGGCCCCGTCGTAACGGATGTTGCGTTGGTCGTCGCTGCGGTAATGACCTGCGCGTATGTTTCGGCGGGGCTGTCTGCGAGGTTAACTGTGCCAATAACTTTAGTCGTCTCGGCCTGCAATGCAATCGTGCCGAGCGAGCTAATCAAGCCAGACGAGTTCTCGTCTCTGTGCCCGTATGCGACCGCCGAAATGGTGCCAGACGTGTAAGCGGAAACCCTCGCACGAACATACCTTGTAAGAACAGGAATTTTAACGATTCGGATAGTTGTCGCTGTCGTTTGTCCTGTGGCGCTGGCAGCAGGGTCTGTTGTCGCAATCGAGTAAAATGTGGTGTTGTCGTTTGACCCCTCAAAACTAACGGTCGCTTCCCAAGTGCCCACAAGCTGCATTGAAATAAACGCGTACTCCTCCGCGTTAAGGCTCGGCAGAACGAACTCGTTTAGCGCCGCCGCGTTGTTAGTTGCCACGGTTACAGGAAGCGCATGAACGCCCTCGTGCCCGTCGCTCGAATAGTTGATGACGTGCAGCGCCTTCGATACGGGGTCGACTGATGCGAGGTCTGTGCCTGCGCCGCCTTTGATTTCTACTGCCATTGTATTTTCCTAAACTAGCGCCCACTGGACGTTGTATTTGCCATTTGCAGGCGCGTTTTCCATCGTACCGTATACAGTAAACCCTACCCCCGCGACGATTGCGAACGCCTCCACGCGGATGGGGTCAATTAGCATATCCTCGGCTATGTGGTCGTCGGTGTCTTCAATGCGCATTTTGACTAGCACAACGGATGTTGCTGTGATGGAGCCAATGCCCGTGACAACAACGGTTGCCGTCTTGTTGGACGCGCCGAAGTCTAGCGTTGCAATGCCTGTGGGCTTAGCTGGGTTGTTTATGCCGCCGGAAAGAAGGCCCTGATACGAGTCGCCATCGCGCCCCTTGACCTTGCCCGCATCAATCTTGCGGCCATCGTCTAGCGTTATAATTAGGTGCCCGCGCGCGTTAACCTCCGCAGACGCAACGCCATCGCCGTCGTCGCCAGGCTCGCCCTTGGGTCCGGTTATCGTTTGGCCGTCTTGGCCGGGTTCGCCCTTAGCGCCCCTTGGCCCTACTTGCCCCGCTTCACCGGTTTCGCCTTGGTCCCCTTGGTCGCCCCGTATGGTTTCGCCTTTTTCACCGCGTTCTCCTTTGATGCTGTCGCCGTCTTTGCCTTGTGGCCCGGTTGCGCCGTCTTTGCCGTCAACGCCTGCGATGCCGTCGGCACCTTTAATGCCGTCAGCGCCGTTGGCCCCGTCCTTGCCGTCAACGCCATCCTGCCCATCGATGCCGTTTAGCGCCTCGCGCGCCTCAACAGCCTTAAGCCGGTCGCGCAGCATCGCAAAGCCCCTGCCTACGAACTCGCCTAGGTCTTTATCCATTCAACGCCGCCAACGCGCTATCAACGCTGCTCTGCCCGCTGAGGTCCAAAGGCTCGCCCGTCAGGTCCGGCGCTTCCTCTGTCACGCGGTCCATGTCCTCCTCGCTGTCTAGGTCAGGCCGCAGGAACCCGCGCCGCTTGCGCTCGGCATAGTATGCCTCTTTCGACAACAGCCCCAGCGATACGTCGGATTGCATTACCTGCACCTCTTGCGCGGTCAGCGGCGTGATTCCGAAGTCTTTGTTTACGTCAACAACGATGTTTTGCTCAGGCTCGCCCGCATAGAACGCCATCCATTCAAGCGCCTGCTCAAGCGCGTCTTTGAGGTTGTCGGCCATCTGTGACAGCGTTGACGTCTCTTTGGCTGAATCCAACACCGCGCCCGTTGCCGTCTCATGACTAGCGACAAGCAACTGCAAGCCGAGCGCCTGCATTTGATAGGCAAGGTCTTGAAGGTCAGTGCGGCCCGAACCGATAGCCGCGCCGGAATGCTCAACCCATGACAGGCTGGCTTCGGGGTTGATTGATGTGACGGCCTGACTGGCGCTAATCACCAACGGCTCGTCATCATTGCGCCCAGACGCAAACAGGATTGGCACGCGCGCAAAGTGCAGAATGTGGCGCTGGTCAGATTGGGACTGCCAATGCGCAATGTTCACGTCGGCCAGGTCCTCAAGCGTAGGCTCTGCTCTGAAAAACCCGGTGCGTTGTGCGTAGAACGGAATGACCGTGATTTCTTCAGCGCCGGAGGTGTATTCATCTACAACAAGCCATTCGTCTTTGTCGTTCTTGCGGTAGATGCGAACCGATACGACGCTGCCCTCACGCGTCAAAACGCGCACCTGGTCCACGTTGATTTGCGAAAACTCGTCTTTCGGGTCGTCTTCGCTCACCGTCTCCATAATCCGCAGCATCGACAACGCCATGACGTTGCTAAACAGCTCGGTCTTGAAACCTAGGATGTCCTCAACGCGCAAGTGTATCATGTAGGGCCGCAGCCCTTGCGATGCAGCCTGAGCGCCTGTGGTCTCGCCATCACGTCGCGGCGCGTCTACCATAATAAACGAAATGCCGGGAATGAAGGCATCCTTGAAAACGTCAGACGCAAACGCGCTCAGGTCTTGGCCCTGCATATTGATGTCTAGGGCAAACTCTTTCAGGCGCTCCGAACCCTCTGAAATCTCAATCGGCTTGGCGAACACGCGCCCGGTCATGTCTTTGACGGTCTTGCGTAGGGCATTGAATAGCCATGATGACGCGAGGCGCGCTTTGTAGTCTTCGTCAGCCTCAGCCTTGAATTTGGGCAGATAGGTCTTGCCTTCCTTGCGCATCATATCGGTGCCGCCCATAAGCGCGCGGCCCTTGGCTGCGGCCTCGACCATTTCGGCCATGACGCTTGAGCGCTTTTGAACAGTCTTTGACATGCGGTAATTCCTTAGAATGGCGTTTAATTTTGGTAGAACTCAGACATATCGCAAAGGTCAACGCCAAGCGGCTGCTGATTTGATGCAATGTCAGCAAATATTTTAGATATTTCTAAAAGAAATACTGCATTTTCGTCTGTTTTCGGCCAGTTACTAGCATTATCTATTGATTGCGGTGTTGTTGCTTTAGTCATCAAACTTCCTTAGAATGGCAAAGCTGTTGAGGTCATTGTCGGTTTAACTACCGGCATTTCATACGCCAGCGGATAGCCAAACGCATCGTTTGAGTGGTCTAGTCCTGTCGTCTTGTCAGGCTCGCCCTGCTTGTTGTAGGGCTGTTGCTCAAGGCATCGAGCGGCCTCTGGGCAGGTCTCAGGGTTCACGAACACGCGACCCCTTTGGAAGCCCATGTTGACGGCTAGAACGCGGTCTTTCACGCGCGGATTGCTTGGCTTGGCGCGTATCGCATAGCCAGCCGCCCGCAGGAGGCCGATGTCTGATAGGCTTGCGCCCTTGCTGCTCGTGTTCTTGCCGCTGGCGTCTGGATAGATTGTGACGCTGTGGCCCTCGTATCGGCTTGCTAGGGTGGTAATCATTGACGGGGTATCAATCCCGCCGTCTATTTCGTCAACGCAGTGCCAATTCTTTTCGCGCAGCACAAACGCCTTTGCCGACATGTTGCCGACGTTGAAGTCCATGCCTAGCTTGATTGGCTCACCCGGTTTGAGCGTTTCGCGGCTTCGGTTTGTCTCGCGCTCATATGAATTGTATACCGTGCCCGATGTTAGGTTTGTAAAGTCGCCCATTAAGTATGCGCTGATAAGCTCGTCAGGATAGGTATCAATCAATGACTGGACGTAATCAGGTGGCAGCGCTGGCGTTCCATCGGCCTTAATCATTGCCGCGTTCTCATGCGTGCTGGCCTGCACCATGCTGTAATCCCTAAGCCGAGTCCGCTCCCTGTCTGTTGAGGGCGGTCGCGCGAAGGTGTCGTAGACGAACTTGAAGCCCTCGGGTGTTGTCGTGACCCCGATGCCATTCACAACGCCAGGAACAACCAAACGCATCCGCGCGGTTATCTTGCGCCAAGCGTTCTTGGCCTTGTCCGTTGGCAGGATGTCAATTTCGTCTATGTGCGCGCGGGCAATCTTGAAGCCGATGATGCCGCCGGGGTCTTCCATCGACCGGCAAATGATTGTGCCATAGCAGGAGCGGCCCCGGTATAACTCAACCTCCTTGTCACCCGTCTTAATCTTGACGCGGAAACCCAACTCAAACCCCACCTCGTCCATCGTGGGCCAATAGGTGTCGCGGATGTCGCGGTATGTTGGCGCGAAGTAGCCTTGAACCACCTTGGGATGCCTTGCCGCGAACAGCCCTAGATCCAGCCCGCCGACAAACGTCTTGCCAGCGCCGAACCCGCCAACGTATGCGCGAAACTTTGTATCCAGCTCGTTTAGGTAAACGCCTTGCGGTGCGCTAAGTCTTATGTCGTGTGACACGAACGTCTCCAACCGGCGCGGATGTGGTTAGGTTGATGTTGATTGACGGCGTTTCCGATTCGTCACTGCCCGCCCCGTTAAACATCCCCAAGTGCTTGCCCATCTTCTCAAGCGCCGCCAACTTGTCGGCCATCTTAATCTTAACGCCCTGAGCGGTTAGCGACACCTCAGTGATAGCCGCCGCCGTGCTGTCGTCCATGTCTTCGCTTGGGACCATCTCAACAGGGTAGACCATTTCGCCGTCGCCTAGATCCTTTGGAGCGCCGCCCCATCGAACGGCATTGCGGATGTCATAGAAGCCCAGCTTGGCAAGCTCTGACAGTACGCGGTCTTGTGTGATTTCGGTCCTGCCCGCGCGTTTGTCTTGAGCCGTCGCAATCGCTTCAGCTATACTAGTTTTGCCTAGTAGCTGCGTCGCTTGCTTGTTTGCCGTCTTTTCACTGTATCCGGCCCGCTTGGCGGCTTGCGTTGCATTGAGGTCGATTAGATACTCAGCGACAAACCGCGCCTGTTTTGGTGTTAGCGCCATAGGCTTCCCGCCTTCGTGTTGTGGTGTGGGCATCCCGCCCGTTATTGGTCTAGCCGTCCACCGCTTGATTTAGCGCCATAACAGCCACGTCGTAGAACTCTTCGTCGTCAATGTGCGCCGCGTCTTCCTGCATACGTTGCTGCATCCAGTCCACCATGTCTGCGTGGAGTGTGGCGCGGGCCTGGGCGCGGCGTTCGGCTTTGGTCATGGCTCAGGCTTGGTCGTCAAAGGACAGCGCGGCATTTTTTTGGCCGTCGGACAGAAGGCTGAACAAGCCAACCATAGGAACTCGCCCGGCAATTACAGGTCCATCATAAGCCATCACGACGGCCCTATCCGTTGTAGCAAGCAAGCCCATCCGCCCGTTGAGTCGCTCCATAGCGTTATCATAAGCCATATCTTTTTCCAGTGTTTCACACTTAGCGCGCGAACGCGCTTGTGCTTCTGGCGGCATACGCTTGCGCAGTGTTGAAAAGGAAGTTCGGCCAGTCATTGTCTCCCCCCTTGGGGTTAGATGCTTAGAATGCGCTTAGCTCTCCACCTTGGAATCGAACCAAGCAATCAACGGTTAACAGCCGTTTGCCACCACCTTGGGGCCAGTGGAAAGCAAAGTGCACCCTGCTTTTCGTCTTTCACGTATTTCATCTACGCGAAATTTGGAACGCACCACATCAAAGCGGCACGCATCGCACCAATCGTTAGGCGCAATACGTCACGCGCGAGAATGCACTATTTTGCGCGCCTTGGCAAGCCTTGGCGAGAAAAACGCCTCGCACACGCTTAGGG